GTCTTGCACCTAATGCTTTGATGGTTTCTTCCACAATTTTGAATAATATTAACAAATTAGCTGCCTCTGCGGAGTTAAATAAGTATGGAGCAAGGTTCAAATACAGTAAATTCCTTAAAGTTATTGATCAAAGTCATGAATCTGTAACTTCAAACGTCACAACAGTCGAAATGAGACGCGATTTGAGGTTAGCTATAGACCAATTTGCTGAATATGCCATTGATTTTGGTAATCAATTCCATATTTCCTCTATGGATGGGTTCAATATTCGCTCAAGTGCCTTTAAAGTATTGGATATTGGTAGATCAGTTTACCTTTATGACATCCCAAACACTGATAAAAAGACTGGATCTCTCGGTTTATTCTCTTTAGACTCACCAGGTTCAACAACTCCACTAATTGAAAGGTCAAATGTAGGTGTTGTTAACTATAATACGGGCAGAATGACCCTCAATCCCATCAATATTGTCTCAGGTAAGACAAAAGATGCCCAACAAATCATGGAAATATCTGTAGTTCCCGAATCAAATGACGTAATTGGATTACAGGATCTTTATTTGCAACTAGATACTAGTAACGTAGAGATGGTTGTTGATGAAATTGCGTCAGG